GAAAACAATAAACCTAGACTGCTTTATTATTTTAAACGTAGAGGTTATAGAGGGTATTCAATGAATAGACCAGATAAATCTATTGCTAAATTGTCTGTTACAGAAAGAGAAATAGGTGGAATACCTAATTCAAGCGAAGATATAAAACAAGCACACGCTGCCGCTATAGAGTCATACATAGAAACACATGTTGGTAATTTAGGTGAATCTTATGGAAATATGTACTTTCAAAGAACACTAAATGATTGGGCTAGGTTTGATATTAATAATAGAACAAAACATGATGCCTCTATTAGTTCTGGGTTAGCAGTAATGGCTTGTAATAAAAACAAATATAATCCTGTTTTTAAAAGAAAATTAGAAGTAAAACCATTAGGTTTTAAAAAATATAATAACGAAGGATATAGTTCACAAATAATACAATAAATGACATATACTAATTACGTAGGTTCATTTCCAAGTCAAGTAGTATCAGACGAAGAGAAGCAAGGTTACGAATACGGTTACGCCGTAGGTCGCGCAATAGAAGGCGAATGGTTTTCTGGAGACAGAGGTGGCATGGGAAATAGATACCAAAATAGTTGGTTAAATTTTCATAGACTAAGATTATACGCTAGAGGTGAACAATCTGTTCAAAAATATAAAGATGAATTATCTATTAATGGTGATTTATCTTATTTAAATTTAGACTGGAAACCAGTTCCTATTATACCTAAATTTGTAGATATAATAGTAAACGGTATGTCTCAAAAAATTTTTGATATAAAAGCTTACGCGCAAGATCCTGAGTCTTTAAAACAAAGAACAAAGTATGCTGATGCTATAATGAAAGATATGTATGCTAAAGAAATAATTCAAGCTACAAATGAAGCTACTGGTATGGATTTTTTTAATAGCAACGATCCTAATAACATACCTGAATCTCAAGACGAATTAGATCTTCACATGCAATTGTCTTACAAACAATCTATAGAAATTGCAGAAGAAGAAGCTATAGAAAATGTTTTAGCGGCTAATAAATATGAATTAATAAAAAGAAGATTAATATCTGATTTAACTATAATAGGTATAGGTGCTGTAAAAACAGATTTTAACTTATCAAATGGTGTTACATTAAATTATGTAGATCCTGCTAATTTAGTTTATTCATATACAGAAGATCCAAACTTTGAAGACATATATTATGCTGGAGAAGTAAAATCTATTAGTTTAGTAGAATTAAAAAAACAGTTTCCTGGTTTAACAAATGATGAATTAAAACAAATAGAAAAGTTTCCTGGTGATGCAAATTATACTAGAAACTTTTATGCACAACAAGATTCTTATAATCAAGTTCAAGTTTTATATTTTGAATACAAAACATATACTAATCAAGTATTTAAAATAAAACAAACAGATCAAGGATTAGAAAAAGTATTAGAAAAACCCGATACGTTTAATCCGCCTGAAAGTGATAACTTTGAAAGAGTTGGAAGAGCTATAGAGGTTTTATATACTGGCGCTAAAATATTAGGTCATGAGATGATGTTAGAGTGGAAGATGTCAGAAAATATGACAAGGCCAAATTCTAACGTAACAAAAGTTAACATGAATTACTCTATATGTGCTCCTAGAATGTATAAGGGCATGATAGAATCAACAGTTAGTAGAATAACTGGTTTTGCTGATATGATCCAATTAACACATTTAAAACTACAACAAGTTTTATCTAGAATGGTTCCTGATGGTGTTTTTGTTGACGTAGATGGTTTAGCTGAAGTTGATTTAGGTAATGGCACAAACTATAATGCCCAGGAAGCACTTAACATGTATTTTCAAACTGGTAGTATAGTAGGTAGGTCCATGACACAAGATGGTGATTTGAATAGAGGCAAAGTTCCTATTCAAGAACTTCAAACTTCTTCTGGTAATGCTAAAATAGGGTCTTTAATACAAACTTATCAGTATTACTTACAAATGATTAGAGATGTAACCGGGTTAAACGAAGCTACTGACGCTAGTACTCCTGACGCACATGCTTTAGTTGGTTTACAAAAAATGGCAGCTGCAAACTCAAATACAGCGTTAAGACATGTAATGCAAGGTGGTTTATACCTAACATTAAGAACATGCGAAAACATAGCGTTGAGAATAGCAGATGCCTTAGATTATCCTTTAACTAGAGCTGCATTAATAGACTCTATATCATCTTATAACACTGGTACTTTAGAGGAATTACAGGAAAAAACATTACAAGACTTTGGTATATATTTAGAATTAGAACCAGACGATGAAATGAAAGCTCAATTAGAGCAAAATATTCAAACCGCATTAGCATCTGGTGGTATTGATTTAGATGATGCTATTGATATTCGTCAAGTTAAAAATATAAAATTAGCAAACGCTTTATTAAAACAAAGTCGTAAAAAGAAAGCTGCGAGAGATCAGGCTAATCAACAAGCGAACATACAGGCTCAAGCGCAGGCAAACTCACAAGCAGCTCAAGAAGCTATAGAAGCTGAAATGCAAAAGCAACAGGCTTTAGCTGAAACAACAATACAAATTGAGCAAGCAAAAATACAGTTTGAAATAAATAAAATGCTTCAAGAGGCTAAAGTTAAAAAAGAGCTTATGGCTGAAGAATTTAGCTATAATATGAAATTAGCTCAAATAAAAGCACAAGCAGAAACACAAAAAGAACAAGAAATAGAAGATAGAAAAGATAATCGAATAGAAAAACAAGGAACACAAGAGTCTGAGTTAATAAACCAAAGACAAAACAACACTTTACCTCAAAGTTTTGAATCAGCAGGATTTGATGGACTGGGAGGGTTTGGATTAGAACAGTTTGATCCTAGATAAAGAATTATAAATTTTTAATTATATTATATTATGTCAAAAGAAACAGAAGTAAAAAAACCTGTTAAACAGGAAGGTGACTTTAAAGTTAAAAAGAAAGTGCCTAAAAAATTAATTGTACCAGAAGAAACTATTAAAATGGATCTTGCTGCAATTAAAAAAGAAGAACCTATTAAAGTAGATTTAACACAAAAAAACAAAGAAGATGCCATTCAAAAGCAAAGCTCAGAGGAAAGCGTGTTACGCGAAGAGGGATCCAAGGTGGAACTGCAAGATGTGGGACAAGGAGACAAAGGGGCCACTGAAAATGTTATTAAAGAAATACCAAGATCCGAAGAAGAAATAAAAAAAGTAAAAACAGAGGTAAAAGAAGCTATTAGAGATCAAGAAGTGTTAGGTAAAAAACTACCTGAAAACATTGAGAAGCTAGTTTCCTTCATGCAAGAAGTACCTGGTTCAACTATTGAAGATTATGTTAGGTTAAACGCTGACTATTCAAATGTTGATAATGCCACTTTACTTAGAGAATATTATAAAAATACACGTCCACATTTAGAGTATGATGAAGTTAATTTTCTTTTAGAAGATAATTTTAAATATGACGAACAAGTGGACGAAGAACGCGAGATTAGAAAAAAGAAACTTGCGTATAAAGAAGAAGTTGGAAAAGCTAAAACTTTTTTAAATGGTCTTAAAGATAAATATTATGATGAAATCAAGTTGAAATCATCTTCTACTCCAGATCAACAAAAAGCTGTAGATTTTTTTAACCGATATAATGAAGATGAAAAAGTGAGACTTAAACAACGTGAAGAGTTTGAGCGCATAACTAAAGATACTTTTAATAAAGAATTCGAAGGTTTCGATTTTAATTTAGGAGAAAAAAGCTTTAGATACGGTGTTAAAAACCCTAACGAAGTAGTTGAAAATCAATTAGACTTAACAAATTTTGTTACGAAGTTCTTAGCAGATGACGGTAGTTTAAAAGATCCAAAAGGTTATCACAAAGCCATGTATGCTGCTAGAAATGCAGATACTATAGCTCAACACTTTTATGAACAAGGCAAAGCAGACGCTGTTAAAGACGTTGTAGCTAAGTCTAAAAATATTACTACAGAAACAAGAAAAGAAGGTGGTAATAACAGTGGAAGTGTTTTTGTTAATGGTATGAAAATTAAAGCAATAAGTGGTGCTGATTCTTCAAAACTAAAAATTAAAACAAAAAAATTTAACTAAAACAATTTAAAAATTATGAGTTTACAACCTCAATTTGGGAATTTAGTCCCATCTCAAGCACAGGAAGTATTAAACAGCAACTACCTACAATGGAACGATGCTGCAGGTGCTAACTTCGTAGATTTTGCACAACAATATCTACCTGAAGTATACGAACAAGAAGTAGAGCGTTATGGAAACAGAACGTTATCTGGCTTTTTAAGAATGGTTGGCGCTGAAATGCCAATGACTTCTGATCAAGTAATTTGGTCTGAACAAAATAGATTACACATTGCTTATGACAATCTTACTTTAGCTGGTGCTAATGTTATTAACTGGATAGGAACTCCTGCTAGCGTAACAAATGTTATATCAGTTGGAGCTACTGTTGTGGTAATGGACGACTTTGGAGCTGAAGTAAAGTGCTACGTTAGTGCTTCTACTCCAGGCGCTGCTGGTGTCGGATCAATTACTGCTTTACCTTACACGGCTGCTACAATTGCTGCTGCTGGATTAGTAGGTCAAGTTAAAGTATTTGTATACGGTTCTGAATATGCAAAAGGATCTAGTACTCCAAACTTTAATGCTGCTACTCAACCAACTGGTTATATCAGTGTTGACCCACAATTTACTCAATTTTCTAACTCACCTATCATTATCAGAAACAAATACGTTGTAAATGGATCTGATATGGCACAAATCGGTTGGGTTGAAGTTGCTACTGAAGACGGAACTTCTGGATACTTATGGTATTTAAAAGCTGAGTCTGAAACTAGATTACGTTTCGAAGATTACTTAGAAATGTCATTAGTAGAAGGTGAGATCGCTGCTGCTGGATCTGGAGCAATTGCTGCTGCAAATGGTACGCAAGGTCTTTTTGCTGCTGTTACTGCAAGAGGTAATGTGCAAACAGGATTTACTGCTGCTGCTGGAATTGATGCATTTGATGCTATTTTGAAAAATTTAGATACTCAAGGAGCAATTGAAGAAAACATGTTATTCTTACAAAGACAAACAGCTTTGGATTTTGATGATATGTTAGCTTCTATTTCTGGTGGATACGCTGGAGGTACTGCTTTTGGACTATTTGAAAATTCTGAAGAAATGGCTTTAAACTTAGGGTTTAGCGGATTCCGTAGAGGATCTTACGACTTTTATAAGACTGATTGGAAATACCTAAATGATGCTTCTACAAGAGGTGCTATGGTAGGACCTTCTTCTATTGAAGGTGTATTAATTCCTGCTGGAACTTCTACAGTTTATGATCAAATCTTAGGAACAAACATTAGAAGACCATTCTTACACGTGCGTTACAGAGCATCTCAAGGAGATGACAGACGTATGAAGTCTTGGTTAACTGGTTCTGCTGGTGGTGCATTTACATCTGATCTTGATGCTATGGAAGTTAACTTCCTATCTGAAAGATGTTTAGTTGTACAAGCTGCTAACAACTTTGTATTGTTCAAAGGATTATAAAAATCCAAAATTAATGTAATTCTTACCCTCGTTATATTAACGGGGGTAATTATTACTTTTATAAATTATTTAATTATATTATATTATGAAAAAAGAAACATCAAGTAATTGGGAAATTAGAGATAGAAGATATACTCTAAGAAATAACATGGAACCATTAACGTTTACAATTCCTTCTAAACACACAAGAAAGCACTCGCTTCTTTATTTTGATGAAGAATCAGGTAAACAAAAAGAATTAAGATACGCAACAAACCAAGATTCTCCTTTTGTAGAAGATCAAAAAGGTGAGGTAACATTGGGTCACATTGTCTTTCAAGACGGTGTTTTATTTGTTCCAAAAGAAAAACAAAATTTACAAAAACTATTATCATTATATCACCCTTCAAGATTAAAGTCTTATGACGAGTTTAACGCTGTACAAGAAGCAACTGACGAATTAGGTTTACTTGAATTACAAGTAGCTGCAATGACTTACGCTAAAGATATAGATATAGATCAGGCAGAGGCTATACTAAGGGTTGAAATTGGATCTAAGGTATCTACGATGGGTTCTAAGGAACTTAAAAGAGATTTGTTAATATTTGCTAGATCAAATCCACAACTCTTTATAGAGCTAGTTAATGATGAAAATGTACAATTAAGAAACTTTGCTATAAAAGCTTCAGAGGCTGGTATAATTAGTTTATCTCCAGATCAAAGATTTTTTACGTGGGCTAGTAATAAAAAGAAACTAATGACTGTTCCTTTTGATGAAAATCCTTATTCAGCTATGGCTGCTTTCTTCAAAACAGACGAAGGTGTAGAAATATTTAAATCTATCGAGAAAAAGTTTAAATAACATGTAATACTAATATAGGGCTCGTTTACTCGGGCCCAATATTATAATAAAAATAAAAAATGGCAATAAACGTAGATCAAGTCTATAAAACAGTCTTGTTAATAATTAACAAAGAACAAAGAGGCTATTTAACTCCAAACGAGTTTAACAAATTAGCAACTCAAGTTCAATTAGAAATTGTTGATGGTTATTTTGAAACAATAAATCAACAAATGCGTGTGCCACAAAATGATAGCGAATACGCTGATAGATATAAAAGCGTGCAAGAAAAATTAGACGCTTTTAAAGAAATAGGTACGTGCGCCTATACAGCACCGGTTGGTAGTAATCCAGCTTTTTTTAGCCCACCATCTTCTTCAGGTGCGGCAAGCGGAACACAAGTTTTCGCAACAGTTTTAAATGCAACATCATATACACTAACAACAATAACACAAGCTCAAGTAGAAGACAGTACTGTAGTTGTTACACTAGAAACACCAACAGGTGCGGCTGGTTTACCTTACACTAACTTTACTATAACTGGTGGAGCATTACAACTAACTGCTGGCGCAATCGCCACAGGTAGTACTATAAGAATTACTTTATATCCACAGAACTTTTATAAACTAGGTACTGTTTTATATAAAGATGATAAAGCCGTTGAGCCTGTTCAAAGAAATGAATTAGCTTTACTTAATTTATCTACAATAACAAAACCTAGTGATTATTTTCCTGTTTATATATTTAATAATAATCAAATAATAATATATCCTCAAACAATAAATGGAAA